CGTCGGTGTATAACCACGTAACGCATCCGCAGATGTTGCTACGGCTTTTACTTCACAACCATTGTTTAATCTAAATCGACTTTCGGAGTTTTTATCAGGAGAGAATCCAACGTTTAACCATTCAGGCCATTGTTCTAAAAAATTACGAACCTTGTTTGCCATTTCAATGGCAGTATCTCTCTTATTCGCAATAATAAGAACTCTTTCAGGATTCTCAGGTTTTGCTAATTGTAGTTTTTTAGATAACCAAGCAGCAGTTACTGTTGTAACACCCGCTTGACGATATTTTTTAGTGATATTTTCGTTGTAGTCTTCGTAGTCCTGAATCAATTGTAATTGGTCAGGGAACAAATCCATAGGAACATATTTCTTTTGCGTATTATCATACGTTTGTAGATATGTTCTTAAAGCATATGGAGTATCTTTAATGATTCTTGCATATTCTTTTAATTGCTCAATTTTACTCATATATATAAATACAAAAAAAGACGGTTAAAAACCGTCTTTGTATTATTGTCCTGATAATGAGATTCCTAAACCTGATAACATATCTTGTAAACTTTCACCAGATACTTTAGGTGCGAGCTCTTCAATTAATTTTCTGAACTCGGATGTTGATTGTGTAACTTCTTCACTATCTACTTTTCTCGTTAAATCATAGTACATAGCACCAATCAATTTTTTACCCATTTCTGTGTTACCTATAACTTCCTTCATTAAAACTAAAAATTCTTTTACAGGTAAGTTAGCAACATTTGAGTAAATAAAATATTGTAATTTTTTCTTTTCTTCTTCATTTTTAATCGCTTCAGGATATAATGAATATAATCTTCTCCAAATTGCAGGACCTAATCTAATGTCCCAAATTTCGTGAAGTACGGTATCTTCTAAATCCATAGCTTTTTGAACTCTTTCAGGGTCTTCAGGATTTCTTTGTTTTGATAAGAATTCCATAACACCTTTAATGGTTTCGTGAATTAAGAAAGGAAATATAACCGCTCTTGCAATAACTGTTGGAGGATTTGTTGTTGAATCAAGTCTTGTTTTACCAGCACCTTGAGCTTCGGAGATTGTTGCTTCCATCATTTCTTCAGGAAACTGCCAATAACCTAACATCATAGTTGAAACGAAAATTGCATATTTGTCTGTTAAATTCTGAACTCCTGTAATTCTTTGAATTTCAGGAATAACATCTTCAAACATCCAAGTACCATCAACTGCGTGACCTTGGGTCATTGCATTTAATAATCTTCTTTTAGCTCTTTCTAAATTTAAAACCTCATCAACTAATTCTTCTTCTTGTTCTTGAACTTCCTCTTCTTCAGCATCTTGATTTACTTGAATGCTTTCAGATTGTAATTTAATGTCGAATTGTAATCTATTTTCAGGAACCTTAAAATGTTCCCTAATTAATCTCTCACATAACTCTTCTAATTCAGTTTCGTGGTTTCTTTCGGCGTTTTGTATCTCAGATAATATTCTACTAGCTTGCATTGATAACTGATAATACCTACCTTGTATACCAGTACCGATATTACTAACACCTGTATAACGTGATAATCTACCTAAGGCAGTTGTATACTCATCACTAGCTAATAATTCTTCGTAGTTGTTGTATCCTTCTTCGTTTGGTTCAGGAAAATCTACTTTTTTAAATGGGGTTTCTCTATCGACTAATTTATTAGTTACTCCTGAATCAGGTCTACTATCATCAGCAAATTTCATATCCTCATTAAATTGTTTATTTGCCATTTTTCAATACGTTTCTGATTTTTTTCATAATTGATTCTGAAATAGAATCTGCACCTTTTGGTTGATTCATCGACTTCAAAATATTTTTAAATTCCATAAATGCGGGCATACTTCCACCATTTCCTTTCTCGAACTTAGGTCTTGGGTCAGGTCCTTCACCAGGATTTTGCCAAGGGTCAATGAAAGGGTCTTTATCAGGTGATGGTGGTGCATCAATATCAGGGTCAATATCGATATCAGGTTCTACATCGATATCTGGTTCCATTACATCTGGTTGTTCGTGTAGTTTAATTTTGATAAGTTCCATAATTTCATCTTTAGTTGTTAATGAATGATAATCATTTTCCACCAAAGAATCAACCCACTCTTTAATTTCTTTTTTATCAATATCCTCTAATTTCTTTTTATCCAACTTCTTCTTCTCACCACATTTACAACCAACTACTCCACATTTTGGACAACATTCTTCTTTAACTTCTTTCTTCTTTTTTTGACCTTTCAAAATTTTAAAATCTTGTGCATCTATTTTACCATTGTGGTTTTTATCCAATTTCTTTTGACCACCTTTTAATCCTTCCTTAACTTCAGATTCCATAGGTTGTGCGACTGGTTTTTTATCGACAGGGTCAATTGATACTGAATAACCTTTAGATGCTGGAGGTAAACTACCTAAATCACCTTCACCATCTATTTTATATGCGGTTTTACCAGGTATAGCTTTAATTTGTTCTCCCAATATTCTTTCGGATAACATTTCCAATTGTTTATCTGACATAACAACTAAAGTTGATTGTGAAAATCCTTCTTTAATTAATAAACCAACAATTTGATTGCGTTTCATTTTAAAATTTGTATTTAATTTCTTCATTTATTAATCTTAAACCCTTTGACTCCAACTTCTCAGTGATACTATCAATGTCTTCACCGAAATGAAAAGAAACTCTTTCAGGTCTTTCTTCTGAATGTATATCAAAAGGTTCCCATCCTAAAGCAACAATTCCATCTACGGCGTCTATCATTCCAAAGTAATCTGAATTTTGAACCAAATCTAATTCTAATTCTGAGTTTTTTAATAAACCCACTAAATTAATTTGTTCTAATTCAGGTGGAATTGCTCTACCCGAAGATGGAATTATAAACCATTCATCCATTAATACATCAATATCGTTACCGAATATAAATTCGTATTGTCGTTGACCTTTATAGTCTCGTCCTAACTCATTGATGTATAAAAGAAACATTATTGTTCAAAGTGTTTTCTTAATGTTTCTTTAACACTATTATTAATCATATCGGTTAACTCATTAATATCAACTTCTTTGGTTACTACTTCATCCATATCTCCATATTGTTGTCTATCAAAGTGAGCCAAATGTGCATCATTATCAAAACCGTCTTCTTTCTCATCTTCCATTGATTTAGCCATATCTAATTCTTTGTTAAATAAGCTTTCTAATTCTGATTCATCACCCATTGGGTCTTCTTCTTTTAAATCAAAATTGAACATATCACCATATTCGTCATCACCGAAGATATCAGCATCACTATCGTAATTATCTGAATCCATTGAAGCTTGTCTAAAATACAAATCTTCTTCACTATCAGGTTCAACAAAATGTTTTGTTTTCTTTCTTACCTTTTCTTTTTCTAAATCAATATTTGAATCCAATGCGTCGTGACGACCTACCGGACCTTCATCTTCAAACTCATCCTCATCATCAAATCTCATTTCTTCAGGTTGTATTTGAGTGTCGAAATCATCAAAACCTTCGTCAAAACTCATATTAACTAAATTTTCTAACGCATCTATTCCGTCCATTTCACCTAATTCAGATTCGTCACCCGCTTCAGGTGCTGGCATTTCAGAAGGTAATTCTTCACCACCTTCAGTATCACCTAATCCACCCTCACCTTCAAAATCTTCCTCGTCTTCAAACTTGCTCAATATTTCTTCTTTATCGTCCATTTCTAACTTATCCAAATTAACTGCGGATAATACAGAATTGATAATATATTTGATATCATCACTTTCTAAATCGTCTTGAATGTCTCTGATTTTTTGACCTAATTTACCTGTTAACTTTTGAACGGCTTTTAATTTATCGTCACCACCTTCTTCATCACCCATTTCAGGTTCAGCACCCATTTCAGGTTCAGCACCCATTTCCGCACCCATATCAGGAGCGGCTCCCATATCAGGAGCGGCTCCCATATCAGGAGCGGCACCTTCAGGAGATGCTGGTGGTAAAGCAGGTGGCATTTCAGCAGCAACCTCAGCAGGTGCTGGTGGTGCAACCTCTGCAGGTGCTGACTTACTAGCTTTTAAAACATATTTTGTTTCTTCTTGTAAATTATCTTGTCCTTTTAAAAGTTCTAATCTTTTAAGAGCTTCAGCGTATGAAGAGAATCTATTCTTGTTCTTCATAAACATACCACCGATATAGTCTAACGAATTTTCGTTCAAACCTCTTTTTACATAGTATCCATCTTTTTCTTTGACTACACCATATAAACCTGACTTTGTTGATTCAGATAGATATTCTGCAGCTTTAGATGTTGCAACATTCTTATTATTGTTGTTGTTATAGTAGGTAAGCTCGAGAATTCTTTTTAATTTCTCATCTCCGCTTAATTTTTCACTACCGAGTGGTTTTATATCTCCCATTTTTAATATTATTAAATGAAATTATTCTTATCATATAAATACATAGATATATGAAAAAAAATATGGTTTATTATTGTGCTACGGATAATTTCTTATTTTGAATCCCCTTTTTGATACCCATTAATTTCTCAATGTATCCATTTCTCCTAAGTAATTTGAAGGTTAAATTTTCATAAGAATACTCTCCACCCTTCTCGAGACCCGATTGTCTAAATTGTTTTAATTTGGTTTTTACATCATCAACGTCTTTTGAAACGTCTTTTCCTGATTCTGAGGACTTAACCAATGAATCTATTAATTCAGCATATTCTTGACCCTTTTCCATAATGGTGCGGTCATCAATGAACTCTTTACCCTTTTTAGGTTCAATTATCCATTTGTTGTTTAATATTGAATAGACTCCCGTTGAAAGGTGTTTTTCGTTTGAATCCTGAACATAAAGTTCAACATCGTATCCTTTTATTTTTATATCGTGTTCTGAGTTCCAATTGTTTTTCTTTGAATCAAAGAATTGTTTAATTATTTTCTTCATTGACGTCGAATCTTTTTTATTCGAGTCATTAAAATCATTGAAATCTACCAATATGTGTAAATCAACATCCGAATATTCGGACCAATTAAAATTTGATAACGAACCTGTTAAATGGACATCATCAATAAAGAAATCGATACCGATAAATTCAACAAACTTATCAGCAATCTCCAATAATTTAGTTCTAATATTATCCTTCATACTAAAAGAACCATTATCCTCCTCAAAAATATCAGGGGACAATGATTCCTTAGAATAAAAAGACTTTACTATCTTTTGGTCTAACTCACTATCTTCAAAAAGTTCATCAACCAAAGATTTATTCATCATACTAACCTCTTAAATTTGTATTTGCCGTTTATGTTACTATTCAAAAACTTACCTTGAGATTCGGACATTCTAAACTTAGTGAACTTCTCCCAAGGGAATTCGTAGTATTCATAAATAGAACCATTATTAAATGTAATCGTTAAAGTTTCAGTTTCTGTGTTAAAACCTGCACTTTTAAGGTTACTCGAGTTGATTTCAACTAAGATGTTTTTACCATCAATTTTTTCACTTATAATACCCATATCTTATATTTTTTAGTATTAATAATATACAAAATTTTTAGTTAATAATCAAATACTACATATAAATATCAAATAAAAAACCCCGATTACTCGGGGTTTCATTTTAATTAAGGGAGATTTGACGTTCTATTGATTTTTTCTTATCTATCGGTAGAGTTAATTCGAGAATACCATTCTCAACTTTACCCACAATATCCTTCTCTTTTACATCGTCAGGGATATTGTATGATTTGACGAAACTACTTGTAAAGTAGACACTATCGTCACTCTCCTCTTTCTCAAAGGAAATTTTAAGTATTCCTTCCTTTGTAGAAATTTTTAAATCTTCCTTTGTTAAGCCAGGAACACTCATTAAAACTACGTATTCGGTTTCAGTTTTTCGAATGCGAGTTTCAGGACTT